GTTGGAAAACTGCTCCCGCAGGACAGGGACCCAGCGCTCAAAATCATCATCCAGCGAAGGTGGCGTCAGGCACACAGAACGATGCACCACCTTGCACGCATGATCAGTGAAAACCACGGGTCAGTGTTCCCTACAGAGTATGAGGAATGGTGCAGATCACTGTCGACACCGAAGAAGACAGAGTTCTACCTCAAGTTCTTTGACGAGCCCACCGATTGGTCAGGCCAGGTCACGAAAGCGTTCGGTAAAGTAGAGAAAGCGATAAAGCTGGACAAACTCTATGGGTTAGTACCACACAGCGATATGCGGATCATCCAACCGGCAATACCCGACATTGTGGCCAATTGTGGGCCCTGGATGCGGGGTCTCGTGACCGGCATGAAGTCGTGGGCACCACGCATTGACTATGAGGGGTATGCACTGGAAGACATCGCGCAAGGACGCCAGATCATCTACACTTCGGGAAAAACCGTCGAGGAAGTTGGGGACGCACTCCACAGGGCAAGCAAAACAATCCTTGACTGCAAAATCGTTGAAGGGGACCATAGCCGGTTCGACCTCCACTGCAGAAAACCGTCCTTTAGCGCCCTCGACTCGTTCTACAACAAAGTGCTACCAGAGTTTGTGACACCCTTCCTGAAACGCGATGGTGTTCGAGGCACCTGCACCGACGGCTCAAAGTACAAGACGCGTGAGGACATGATGGAGTCGGGATACCCTGACACATCTGCAGGGGACACAACCATAAATGTGTGTGCTGTTGTGACAATCCTAAGACCAGGTAGTGAGTTTATTCTTGTCCTCACGAGTGACGATTTCGTGCTCTTCCTCGGCCCCGACCTCTACGAGAGAGTGGGACGCATCGATGGGCTGAAGCACGAATTTGCAACCTTCGGCATGGAGACAGCACTTGTAGAGCACGAAAGCTTAGATACTGTGTCGTTCTGCTCATCACACCTTCGTCGCGCATTTGATGGCCCCCGGGAGACGCAAGTACTCTTCCCTTTCGTTGGC